GACTCCGGCACGCTGCATCGCTATGAGCGATTCGACGCTTTGGCGACATTCTATGGCCCGCAGTCGTCCTTCTACGCCGCGCTCCTACGTGACGGCATCTACATCCGGCAGAACTTCGAGACGCTCTCAGCTCAAGGGATCAAGCTGCGGAGCGTCGACGAAACGACGCACCTCGGGGAACTGATAAACAGCCAGTACGTCTCGCGGAGTGACGTGCCGATGTCTTTCGTCCGGTTTGTCGAGCGTACTTACGACTCTATTCCAGCTATCGCCCAGGTGTCGGTCAGTTTCCTTACGGACGCCGGCCTTCATTGCACAATAACAGCTAGTAATTAAGGAACTCCGCCTATGTCGGGCTCGGGTCTCAGCGTTTCCGACGTCGTCGATGTGACCGTAAGTCTGAGCCCACTACCTTTGGCTCAGCGGAACTTCGGCACGGTTATGATTATCGGCCCGACCGAGGGCGTTATCAACACGGGCGAGCGGTTCCGTCAGTATTCTACACTCACCCAGGTTCAGGCGGATTTCGGGACGACCAACCCGGAGGCCGAAGCGGCGGCGCTGTTCTTTGCTCAGACGCCCCAGCCGAGCCTATGCTATATCGGGCGTTGGGCGCAGTCGGCGACCCACGGCTGGATCTTCGGCGCAGCGCTCTCGAAGACGAACCAGAGCATGTCGACGTGGAACGTCATCGCCTCTGGGTCCTTCACGATCTCGATTGATGGCACGCCGCATACGGTAACAGGCCTCAACTTCGCCTCCGCTGTGAACATGAACGGCGTAGCGGCGATCATCCAAGCCGGTCTTCCTGCTGGCGCTCTGTGCGTCTGGGACGCGCCATACTCCCGGTTCAAGGTGCGTGGCATCGTGACGGGCACGAGCGGCGCTGTCAGCTATGCCACGACAGCGGGTAGTGGGACGGATATCTCCACTCTCAGCGGCCTCTCGCAAGCCTCAGGGGCTTCTGCTCCCGTTGCGGGCATTGCTGCCGAGGCTCCGGTTGACGCCGTCTCCGCGCTCGCTGCCGCCTCTAACTCCTGGTATGCGGCAGCCTTCGCACCGGTCAATTCCTCCGACATCACCGATAGCCAGCACGAAGCGGTCGCGACGGTCATCGAGGCTGAGAACCCCTCTCGGATCTACGGCATCACGACGCAAGAGGCGGCGGTCGCGGACCCGACGCAGACTGGCGACCTTGGGTCTGTGCTCCAGAGCCTAGAGCTACAGCACACGCTAATGCAGTACAGCTCCTCGTCGGCCTATGCTGTCTTCTCGCTCCTGGGGAGGTTTGCGACAGTCGACTTCACGGCTCAGAACTCGGTCATCACTGGCAAGTTCAAGCAAGAGCCAGGAGTCGTTGCGGAAACGCTATCCGAGACGCAGGCGCAGGCGCTGACGAACAAGAACGTCAACGTCTACGTCAACTACGCGAACGGTGTTGCTGGGTTCACGCCTATCGTCCAGCAGGGCGTGATGTGCGGCGGGTTCTTCATCGACGAACGCCAGGGCCTTGATTGGCTCCAGAACAACACCCAGACGCGGCTGTTCAATATCCTATTCACGGCGGCGACCAAAATTCCGATGACCGATCCGGGGATGCATATCCTTATGACGGGCGTCGAGGCGGCGATGATCGATGGGCTGAATAATGGTCTGATCGCGCCAGGTGTATGGAATAGCAGCTCCGTGTTCGGGCAGCTAAAGCCTCAGCAATTCCTCGATCGTGGATATTACGTTTGGGCGCCATCTGTAAGCACACAGAGCGAAGACCAGAGAGCAGCGCGTATTGCTCCGACTATCCAGGCGGCTGTGAAGCTTGCCGGGGCGGTGCATTTCGCCAATTGCATTATCAACGTCAATCGCTGAAGCCACCTAATCTAAATCACGGAGACTTACTATGCCGGTCGGCTTTTCGGCCTACAGTTTTGTAGATGTTGGCTGCTCGATTGTGGGTCCGAGCGGCGCGTTCAGTCTTGGCAATGAGGCCGGCACAGCAGAGGGTGGTATCTCAATAGAGATGGCCGAAGATAAGGCGACCATGACTATTGGAGCCGATGGCTCACCTATGCATAGCCTACATGCAGGGCAAGGAGGAACGGTTACCGTCCGTCTCCTTAAGGTGTCGGCAACGAACGCTCTTCTGTCCGCCATGTATGCCTTGGATACTTCGGTCCCGGGGAATTATGGCCGGAACACCATCGTCATTACGGATTTCTCCCGGGGTGACGCGGTGACCTGTATGTTCTGCGGGTTCCGCCGTCAGCCAGCGAATACCTGGGCCAAGGACGGCAATGTCATTGAGTGGGTGTTCAATGCCGGATACATCTTTGAGACGCTTGGAGCGGGTGACACGGTGCTCTCGTGAGTGAATTCGAAGTCGATAATAAACAGTACAGGACCGTCAGGCGGCTCGACGCATTCTCGCAGCTTCACGTAGCTAGGAAGCTTGCTCCTCTCTTAGTGTCGCTTACTCCCACGCCAGAGATGCGGGCCAGACTACAGGCGGAGGCGCAGGCCAAAGCCAGCGGTGACGAGCGGCCTATGGTGGATATGGCTGAGATGATGCTTCCGGTTATTGAGGGGCTCGCCAGCATGAAGTCGGAGGACGTAGACTTCATCTCCTCTACATGTCTTTCCGTCGTGTCGCGTAATCAGGGCACGGGCTGGGTGCCGATTTGGAACTCTACGGCCAAGCGGATGATGTTCGAGGATATCGACGGCATGGCTCTGCTTCAGATTACATTCCAGGTAATCCAGGAGAACCTCTCAAATTTTATGCGCGCCCCTCTCTCAGCTTCACTCCAACCCTCCCCGACAACTGGCGAGAGCCTAGGGAATACGTCCAGCTAGAGGACGGGCTGGATTATCTGATGACGCCGGTCGTCGAGGGCCTGTGCAGCTACGAGAGCCTGAAGAACGGGGCGGTTGACCTCTACGATATTTCCCTGATGAACGACGCGCTCTCTGTCCGGTCAGAGAACGAGCGGCGAGTTCAGCAGGCTAACGCTCCGAGGCATTAACGAGACCTTAGCGGACAGCGCCGCAGCGGAAGGGACGGGCAAGAGTGTCCTCCTAGGACCCGCTGGAGGTCTTATCGAGAGATAAGGCGACGAATGTCTACTTACGATAGCGAATCCATAAAGGACGTCGAGGAGCGTTGGGGGCATAGAAGAGACGCAGAGGTAGATTGGGGGAACAGAATTCGGGTTTCTCCTCCTCGCAAAAGTCGGCGTCGGGCCGACCAGAAACGGATAGAGAAAGAGCGGCTCACTACGGACGGGTGTCCTGCTTTTATTGCGGATCACGTTGCCGACCTAAGGGTCGACATAAAAGAGGAAATGGCGAAGGCCAATCCTAATATGGATATAGTCCGCAGGATAAAGGGAGAAATAACTCTCGCGCTGTCGAAGGCCGCTGGTGCGCTGAGCCGAATTAACGCGAAATAAGTCGATTTGACGTTTCCGCTTCCCTTGCGGAAAGTGCGTTCCCATAAAGCCTCTATCCATTACGGAGGCTTCGAATGTGTCATGTCAAACCACGATATTATCGGTCCACTTTTCGTCGCCCAGCAGGGCGGTTGCGCTGGATGCCGCCGACGCCTCGCGAGTTGCCCCATTCAAATCGACCACCGCCGTGCTCGCAGCCGTGGTGGCTCAGATGCAATGAGTAACTTGCAGCTAATGTGTCCCCCGTGCAATCGCGCAAAGGGAGATCAGGACGAGGCGACTTTCTTCAGAAAGCGCGGATTCCTGTTCTAATTCATGGCTTTATACCCTCTGGATGCGGTATAAGTAATGTCCGCATCGGAGGGAAAGTCGATTGTCAAAACACTTCGGCTACGCGCTATTCGATGAGCGTGGCGAGCCCTTCTACATAGGCATAGGCTCTAGGAGTTCCCGTCCTACCGATCATGTCAGAGACGCAAAGAGGGGTCTGCGCGGGAGGCGCTATAGTAAGATCCGACGCATGCTCCGGAACGACTTCGACATCCCTATTGTCATATTCCGCGAAGGCATGACGCTGGCCCAAGCGAAGGAGATGGAGGTCGCTCTCGTCAGTGTCATTAAACGATGGCCTGATGGCCCTCTTACGAATATCAGTGCGGGCGGTGACTCGCCTCATGACGTACACCCGAATCTAGGTAAGCATAGACCGGAGACTACCAAGGCAAAAATTAGCCTAGCTCTCACAGGTCGAGTGCTTGGACCCCGTTCGCCTGAGGTTATTGAGAGGGTGCGGCAGGGCCTAATCGGCAGGAAGGTCCCTCCGTTTACAGAGCTTCATAGAGCGAGGCTGGCAGAAACGTCTCGTATCACTTGGAGAGACCCAGATATTAGGGCCAGCAGAACGGGCATGGCTGGCAAAACTCATCGGTCTGATACGATAGAGAAGATGCAGGCTTCGGCTGCTGCTCGTGGCCTCGCGGACCAGATGCGCAAAATAGGTATTGTCTTTGGCAAAGCGCGGGCTGGCTCGCGCTGGATCAACAACGGCATAGAACAGCGGACTATCTCTGCCGGAGAGCCTATTCCTGACGGCTTTTCGGATGGTCGCCTTCCTAGCTTCTGGATCAACGACGGCATATCAGAGTCAAAGATATTTGGCTCTGGTCTGATCCCAGACGGATGGCAACGAGGCCGCTTACCAGGCAGGAGGCGAAGACGGCAGACGCGGCAATCCTGCGCGAATTCCTCATTGTCCTTGGGGCACGGGTAGACGAATCCGCACAGCGTAGGTTCATGGATGCAATCACATCTATGTCCAACGCAGTCATCGGCCTGGGTGCGGGAATTGCGGGTGCTGCTGGTGCTGTAACTGCGGCTGTCGCCAACATGGCGAGCAGCGCTTCGCAGATGCAGTATCTAGCGATGACGGTAAACGATACCGTCAACAATATCGATGCGCTGACGTTCGCTTGGCAGAAGCTAGGTCTCGCTCCCCAGCAGACCATAACGGCTCTGTCAAACCTCGCGCACATGATGCGGACGCAGCCTGGATGGGCGCAGGTCTTCACTGAGTATGCCGGCCCCGGCTCCTTAACTCAGCAGCTCCAGCATTTTGGAGAACGCTTTGCCCGGGAGTCTGTCGGTCAACAGTTTATCATCCGCCAGCAGTTCGAGAAGTTCCTAGGACCGGACTTCTTCAATGCGATACTGACCAGAGGCGGTCAGGTCGGAGAAGGTGTCCAGGAATTTAACTTCGCGCGACGCTTATTTCGCTTTGATCCAGATGAATTCGCGAAGCAGTCTGTTGCCTTTGAGCGGGCATGGCAGAGCTTCCAACTTCGACTAAATGACATAATGGGTCATCAGGGGTTGCCAATCCTGCAAAGGATGACGGCAGCCCTTCAGGGGATGACTAACTGGCTGGACAGCCACGCTGACCAGATAATCAGCACGCTAGACCGGATAGGTCAGCACATCACCTCCGCGTTCGGCGGCGCGGTAGAGATGATAGGCAAGGTCGTCGGGTGGTTCGAGAAATTACCCGCCGACCAGCAGCAGATCGTCACGGCGATAGCTGCCATAATGGCAGCGTTCATTTTCCCCGAGACGAGCAAGATCGCGCTCCTTATCGGGCTGCTTTCTCAGCTTTTCGAGGACTACAAGCGGTTCCAGGAAACCGGCAAGAGCTTCCTCCCATGGGGGGAGATTGAGAGCGGTCTCAGCAAGGTTCTGGAACTGCTCGGCAAACTAGCAGAAGCGACGAACGGCTGGATTACGCCGCTCCACGCGCTAGAGGCTTATTTCGTCGGAAAGTTCGTAGTCTCGTTCGTAGGCGGTTTTGCCGCCATTGCACGTTCAGCGGTCGCGGCGGGAGCGGCTGTCGCTGCGACCGGAACTGGATTTGCTGCTGGTCTGACAGGCCTTCTAGGCGGCGTCCTCCGGGGCGCGGGGGCTGCGGCCAGGTTTCTTGGGCCGCTCCTTGGCATTGCTGGCGGCGTCTATGCCGGTATGACGATCGGCCAGGGCGAAATGGCTGGTCCTGGACAGGATGAGGCGGGCGACCCGCGTAGCCGCCCAGGCTTCCGCGCGGCTCCTCCTGGGGCACGCCTGGGGCCGACCAACCCCGAACTGCTACAGGACAAGGGGAGCGGCGGACCGTCCCTCCTGGAGCGCCTGGGCCACGTCCTGAGCTATCTCAATCCCATCTCCGTAGCCGAGGGCGCTGAGCTACCGGCGAACGTCAAGCAGCTATCGACGCAGATGACCAAGCTGAACGATACGCTGGAGGGGATGACCGAGGGCGGCGCAGGGGGCTTCGGCTCATGGGCGAGCGGGCTTGGCGCGGGGATCGTGGGCCATCTATTCGGCGGCGGTTCGGGCGGCGAGGACGCGGTAAAGAGCATCACTGACCCTAAGGCCATCGAGGCGGTCAAATACCTCATGTCCAAGGGCGTACCGATGCACCAGGCAATCGGTATGGTCTCCAACATGATGGCCGAGAGCGGCCTGAGCACGACCGTCGTCAATGCGTCTGGGCATGCTGGATTGCGGCAGTGGGATCGGGCTAGGCAGGAGACTTTCCGGCAGCTTACCGGCAAGAACCTAACTCAAGCCTCTCTTCACGATCAGCTAGACTTTGCGGCGTGGGAGCAGGAGCACAGCGAGGCCAAGGCTGGCTTCATGCTACGCCAGGCCGGAGATGCCATCAGCGCAACTATCGCTGACTATCAGTTCAACGAGCGCCCCGGTGCCGACGATAGGTCTCTCGGTAGGCGCATTGGCTTTGCGAAAGCTTTGGGTGCTGATCCGAGGCTATCCAGCAGTTCGACGTTCAACGGCGGCGATACGATCAGCCAGACGAACAATGTCACCATAAATACGTCTGCCGACCCGAACGCTGTAGGGCGGGCTTGGGACGAGTATAACCGGCGCCACTGGGCTGATCTCCAACGCAACCAGCAAGGCGCTGTCCAGTGAGCGGCGCTCTCACAGCCTTCTCCGCTGCGGCTACCGTAGTCGAGGGGATCGAGGATGTCCTGCTTCTGCGATCACCGCGCAGCATAAGCGGACCCTTTGGCTTTATCCTGCCGGATTGTGTCGTAGAGGAAAGCGGGCGAGACGAACTCCAGATTACCGAGCATCCGGTTGAAGTCGGTAGCGTTATTGCGGATCATGCCTATAAGAAACCGCGAGAGGTCACGCTGCGGTGGAGCTGGTCGAACAGCGGTTATGGATTTGGAGGATTTGGACTGCCAGGCCAGTCGGTACTCGGCCTCCTATCCCAAAATCAGAACCGTGCCCAGGAAGTCTACCAGCAACTCCTAGCTCTCCAAGAGCCGCCGCCGTCGCTGATATCGATCACGACCGGAAAGAGCCTTTACCTCAATATGCTGATCGTGAGCCTTGGCATCACGACGAACAGCACATCTGAGTATGCCCTTCAGGCCGTGATGGTCTGCCGCGAAGTTATCATCGTCTCTACGGAGGCAGCGCAGATTACCCCGGCATCGGCGCAGTCTTCGCCCCAGACTACGGCGGCGGTCGCGCAACGCGGCGCAGTTCAGCCTCAGGCCCAGGCGTCTACCTTTACCGATACGCTCCAGACTGGAAATGTGATTACGAGGATCGCTGCCTGATGGCGACGTGGTACGAGATCCCACTTATCTCTCAGGCTCAGGAGTTCTCTATCCAGCTTGCCGGCGTAACCTACACGATGAGGCTGACATACCATGAAGCCAACGCTGGAATATCTGGCGCACCCGTCGGTGCAGATACGCTTAGCCAGAATGTGGTGGTCGACACTAACGTGCTGGACGGCTGGCTTCTGGATATCAGCGATACGAATGGCAACGCGATTGCCGCCGGGCTGCCACTGATCCCTGGCATCGACCTACTCTACCAGTACGAATACCTCGGCATCGGCGGCGCGCTGATGGTCATTGTCGATGGCCAGCCTGACGCAATTCCTGACTTTTCAGGGCTTGGATCGACTGCGCATCTTTATTTCGTCACTGCCTAGGAAAACGAACTGGCGCGTCTTCCGGTATGCGCGACCAGTGGCCTTCAAAGAGGCAGGTGCCGAATACCCAACCCGGTCGGCCAGGGACAGCAACGGGTTCATTGGCTAGGCCGTAGTCTCTTTCTGCGATAATACGATAGCTGTCCCATTGCTTCACTGCATAGGCGCTCACGTTGGGTTCTGGTTCTAGAGCGCCCGTAGCGGTATTTCGTTCGCACTTCATTTCCTGGTAAAAGGCGAACGCAGGCGTTGATGCGGCTATTAGTAAGGCAGTTATCGCTGCTCCTATGCATTTCCCCATTTTATCCACCTATGGCTTGCGGAAAAGCGCAATGCCAGAAATAGCGCGCAAGAGTCAATGAGTGAAACGATTAGCAGCGCCGCGCAGTGGCTACGGGCTTGTAGTCTTGTTGTCGCTGACATGCAAGGAAACGGCATCGAACTGGCCGGTCCGGACCAGCCCCAGATTTTGCGCGTTCGTTTCACAGTAAACTACTGGACGGCTCAGACGCCGGCTTCTTTGCATGCTCGCATCTATAATCTCTCGGCTACGACCGTCCAGCGTATTGTCGGACTGGCGGGCCAGAACCGCGCGACTATTGCGGGGGTGCCAGGCAAGACATCGGCTCAGGTCGTGTTGAAGGCGGGTTATCAGGCGAACTTTGGCCAACTCTTCCAAGGCTATATCTACCAGCTTCGCACTGGAAAAGAGAGCAACGTAGATAGCTTTATCGATATTTTTGCCGCCGACGGCGACGCGGCACACAATTTTGCATTTCTCTCCAAATCGCTTGCCAAGGGTTATACGAGCCAGGACGTATTCAGCCATTGCGCTGATTCCTTTGAGCCAATGCAGGTTACATCTAACGGGCCTCCCGATGGACTTCAGAGCCAGCCCGCGCCTCGTGGCAAGGTTCTATTCGGTATGACTCGGGACACGCTGAGCGATCTTGGTGAATCGAACAACTTCACTTGGAATATCTATCAAGGGCAATTACAGGCTTATCCTAAGTTCGCTGTCCGTCCAGGACAGGCGGTCGTTATTAATTCTTCGACTGGCCAGATAGGCGTGCCGGAGCAGACGGAAACCGGCGTTCAGGTCATGTGCTTGTTGAACCCAGCAATTGCCTGGGGAACGCGGATACGATTGAACAACAGCGAGATTGCACAACTAAAACTATCTGCTATCAATGCGACGATAAACCAGCGAGCGGCTTCTCCGAATGCGGCTCTCGGAAACCAGGGCGCTTGGGTTCCTCCGCTCAATAGCGACGGGGACTATGTCGTAGTTTATGCGACTCACGTTGGAGATACGCGAGGACCGGAATGGTTTACGCGCATTACGGCGCTGTCGATTGATCCTACTGCCACAATCCCGCAGGCCGTCACCGACCTCGGGGCGCTGCCGAAGCCTCTTGTCTCCTCTGCCATCCTAGGTCCTACGCCAGGGGTAACGCCTCCATAATGGACTATCGCGAGCGCTTTGAAGATCCACAGACGGCTATTCGTAGCTCCCTCGCTGGGCACCAAGCAACGGTATGGACTGCCCTCCCCGGCATAATCACCAGCTACGACGCTGATACGATTACGGCTCAAGTCCAGCCTGCCTTGCACGCACTCTACACAGGGCCAGATCAGACTCAGGAATGGAAGGCTATGCCTATCATTCCCGACGTTCCGGTGATCTTCCCTCGTGGCGGGCAATACGCTCTGACATTTCCTGTGCAGCAGGGGGACGAATGCCTGATCGTATTCTCCTCACGTTGCATCGACAACTGGTGGCAGCAAGGCGGAGTGCAGACGCAGCGCGAGCTGAGAATGCACGATTTATCCGATGGCTTCGCGATACCCGGCCCTTGGTCGCAAAAGACAAAGATAAGCGACCTTTCAACGACAACGGCTCAGCTACGGACGAGCGACGGGACGATCTTCGCAGAGGTCGATAACGACAACCAGAAGGTCCGGCTTGTTGTCAAAGGCATCACGGTAGAGGCCGACGCGCAGAACAATGTCGTCAACATTACTGGATCAGACAAGGTAAGCGTGACGGCCAATAGCGAGGTCACGGTTACATCTCCTACAATTACGATCAACAGCCCCGCTATGACGACGATCAACTGCCCACTCGTCCGCATCAATGGCAACTTACAGATCACGGGCACGGTGACGGGGGGTTTCGGCACCGGAGATCAGATTGGGCTCGCCACTCACCGGCACGGCATTGCCGGCGTTCCGGTTGCCGCGCAGACGGTTCCTCCGACACCGGGGACGTAAGATGAACAAGTATTTCGCAGAGTTAGCCTGCTGGGTTGCGGCCCAGTGTGGCCGCGCCTACGCCTTCGTCTCTGCCGTCCTTCTTGTGGCGGTGTGGATCGGCCTAGGTCCCTGGTTCGGATTTTCCGACACATGGCAATTATACGCCAATACTGTGACGACTATTATCACCTTCCTGATGGTCTTCCTTCTCCAGCATAGCCAGAACCGAGATACTCTCGCGATACAGCTAAAGCTCGATGAGCTGATTGCCGCCTCCGCAAAGGCATCGAACCAGATGCAGAAGATCGAGGGTCTTACAGAGGAAGAGCTGCTCCAGATACGCGAAAGGCGGAAGAGTGCGGTACAGGCAACTCGACGCAAGCGGTGATTATACGTTAGGCGGCGGTCTCTCTGCGTTCTACGTCAACACGCCGGATGCAGTTGCCCAGGCCGTACAGACCCGCCTAGCGCTCTGGTCCGCAGAGTGGTTCCTTGATACTACAGATGGGACCGCGTGGCCTACGGGCGTCTTGGGGCGCAACACGCAGGCGACACGGGATGCGATTATCCGCAACAGGATACTGACTACCCCCGGCGTCAACATCATTCTGAGCTACAGCAGCAGTCTCGACCGAGCGACGCGGACCTTCAATGTCTCGGTGTCGCTAGATACGATTTACGGTGCGGTTGCAATCGAGAACGTGCCATTGCCGATTGCTGGTATCGCTAACACAAGCGGGGGAGTCCAGTGAGCGGTACGACATCCCCAACTGCATGCTATGTAGACTCGACGGGTATCCACTCACCGGCCTTCACGGATATTCTGACTTTTCTCCAGGGAAAGGTGCAGGGTATTTTCGGCTCCGATACATATCTGGGTAACGACAGCCAGGATGGTCAGCTCCTCGGTATCTTCGCCCAGGCCATATATGACACAAACAGCATGGCGACCGCTGTTTACAACAGCTACTCGCCGGCTACAGCGGTCGGGGTGGGGCTAAGCAGTGTCGTCAAGATCAATGGCCTCGCGCGTGGTCTTCCGACCAATAGCACGGCTCTTTGCCGGTGCATTGGGGTAGCGGGGACTGTTATCGTTGGAGGCATCGTCCGGGACTCTAGCGGCAATCAGTGGACACTCCCCTCGCCTGTCGTAATTGACACAACGGGTCAGGCTACTGTCACAGCCACGGCTTCCGTAGCCGGTTCTATAACCGCCTCTGCTGGTCCTGTGACGATAGCAACGCCCATCCTTGGCTGGCAGACAGCCTCCTTCCTACAGTCTGCCCTAGCTGGCGCTCCGCTAGAGTCCGACCCAGCACTTAGGGCTCGACAGAATGTCTCTACCATGCTCCCGAGCGTGACGGCGATTGATGGGATGACGGGCGCTGTCTTTGCGGTTGAAGGCGTCACTAGGCTGCGCGTCTATGAGAACGATACCTCTCTGGCCGACAGCAATGGGGTACCGTCTCACTCGGTTTCGTTCGTCGTCGAGGGCGGTGATGTGCAGCAGATAGCAAACGCTATTGCAGCGCACAAGACACCTGGGGCAGGGACTTTCGGGACGACGAGCGAGATTGTCCTCGATTCCTATGGCATTCCTCATACCTACAATTTCTTCGTAGTCTCTGAGGTTCCGATCACTATCGTAATCCATCTGACAGCCCTTCAGGGTTTTACGAGTTCTGCGGGCAACGAGATCGTTGCGGCGGTCGTCAACTACGTCAACTCAATCCCGATCGGGACGAACGTCTACTTGACCCACGTTATCTGGGCGGCGCTGTCGATTGCGGGAACGGATAATACGACGTTCAACCTGACATCGATGCTAATGTCTCGTGGAGGCGGAGCGCCGGCTTCGGCTGACGTGCCTATAGCCTTCAATGAGGCGGCGCAGGCTTCATCGGCAACTGTCTCTTTGAGCATCCCATGATATGGCCTCTAGTGTTCCGACGCTCGCAAGCTACCTGGCGCGGATTACGTCCGAACACGCCAACAAACCGAAATTCGTTGCGTATGTCTCTGCGTTAATCCAGCCTCTGCTGGACTCTCAGGCGCTCCTACGATCACTCCTAACTACTTTCGACCTAGACACCGCAATAGGTGTCCAGCTTGATGCTGTCGGAAAGTGGGTCGGGCGAACGAGGTTCGTCGAACAGCCTATTACGGGTCTGTACTTCAGCTTTGATACCGTTGGACTAGGGTGGGACCAGGGCGTCTGGAAAGGGCCATTCGATTCGACTGACGGCCTGACGCGCCTTGACGACGATACCTATCG